TTTACATTTGTAAATACGGCTGAAGACGGAACTAATACTTTAACTATTAGTCCTAATTCAAATGATGGTATTTTGTACCTAGGCTCTTTGGTAGATGACAAAGATGTGATTAATACAAAATCAACATCTAAAGTTGGTGACTTTGTTAAAATTGCGTCTTTAAACTCTACTGACTTTTGGACAGTAGTTGAAGCTCAAGGTGTTTGGGCTAAAGAGTCCTAATAAATAATTAAAGTGCTCCTTCGGGAGCACTTTTTAAGGAGATAAAAATATGGGTACAAATTTATCTGATGTTAAAGCTTCAATAGAGTTAGCGACTTCAGGAAGACTGCAAGGCTACATAGCTGGATCAGCCGCGAATCTTGGACCAGTTAGAATTATAAGTTTGAACGCACACTTAACTGGAGCAGACGGTGAAATAACTATTCAAGATGCTACTACTGCAACTGGTGATATTAAAATTCATCTTAAAGGTGGAGCAAATAGTAATGATACTTTAAACTTTAATTTTGGTGGTAATGGAGTTAAATTTGCCACTGCAGCTTATGTAACATTAGCAAATATTGATTCATGCACCATTTATTATGGATAGGAGATTAGATGGCAAATACAACATCTGGCTCTTATGTTTTTGATAAAAACCTTGGTATAGATGAAATTATTGAAGATGCGTACGAACGCATCGGTATGCAGGGTGTTTCTGGTTACCAATTAAAAACAGCAAAAAGATCTTTAAATATTTTATTTTCTGAATGGGGTAATAGAGGACTTCATTTTTGGGAAGTAAAAAATCAAAATGTTACATTAGTAGACGGGCAATCTGTCTATACTTTTTATCGTTCTCCTGCCGACGGTGCATCAAGTGGAATCTCAACTACATTATCTGCAGGAATAAATTCAAGTGTTGCTACAATTGGAGTAGCTTCAGTTACTGGGATGCCAACAACTGGTGGTATCATAACTATTAACAGCGAACAAATTACTTACAGCGGAATATCTAGTTTAAACTTAACTGGATGTGTAAGAGGTGTTAATGGAAGTACTGCTGCTAGTCATAGTACAAGTGATGCAGTTTTGCAGTTTCCAAACGGAGTGACAGATATTCAAGAAGCAGATTATAGAGTAAAGTCTACTACAATTGATACACCAATGACAAAAATTAGCAGGTCACAGTATCAAGCTTTTTCTAATAAAACTGCTACAGGTCTTCCTACCCAATACTGGGTTCAAAGATTAATAGATAAAGTTACAATGACTTTATATTTAACTCCGGGCGCAGCTCAAGACGGAAACTATATTAATTTTTATTATACAAAAAGAATTGATGATGTTGGTGCTTATACAAATGCAACTGACGTACCTTACAGATTTATACCTTGTATGATTGCTGGTCTTGCTTATTATTTATCGGTTAAGTATGTCCCTCAAAGAGTACAAGAATTAAAAATGTTATATGAAGATGAATTGTTAAGAGCTGAAGATGAAGATGGTTCTTCTAACTCTACTTACATATCACCTAAAATTTACTATCCGGGGATTGGTTAATGACTACTTTTTCACAAGGTAAATATGCTTTATCAATATCTGATAGATCAGGTATGGCGTTTCCATATAATGAAATGGTTAGAGAATGGACTGGTGCATGGGTTCATCGTTCTGAATACGAACCTAAGTCTCCACAATTACAACCCAAACCTACAGGTGCTGATCCACAAGCTTTACAAAGAGCAAGACCAGCCAGAACGGAATTTGGAACACAAGGTTTTTTACCTTTAAATCCTTTTACAACTTCATCGGACACAACTTTAACTGTTGCATTTGAAAATAGTCAATTAGTAGTTAATGACTCTTTAAGATTTACTGGTGTTAAAGAGCCTGTTGGTGGTGTTTCAGTTGCACAATTACAATTACAAACAACATTAAATGGTGATATAACAAATAGCGCTACAACAATTACTTTGGCTGATGGATCTAATTTCCCTACAGCTGGATTTATTATGATTAAAAAACTTTTAACTTCATCAGATACAACCGATCCTTTAAAAGTGGGAACATATCAAAACGAAGTTATTCAATACACTGGAAGATCAAGTAATGATTTAACAGGATGTACGCGTGGAACTTCTGCTGTTTATAGAGGGTACACGCCTTCAGCAACAACTGCTGATTCACATAGTTCCGGAGCCGCGGTCTATGGGTCTTTTAAAGTTGCTTCTTTAGTTGAGACAACTAGTGTTAATGATGCTGGAACAACTGTTACAGCAAAAAATAGTTTTACAATAACCCTACCAAGTGCTGCAACAGGCACTGCAACAGGAGGAGGATTTAATTGCGTTATTAGTCCTCTTAATATAGAGAGTTTATAATGGCAGGATATACACTTTCAACATTAGAAGCTGACATTAGAAGTTATACTGAAATAGACAGTACTCTTTTTAGTGGTGCTGTTCTAGGCAGATTTATTGAAAATGCAGAATATAGAATTAATCAAGAGCTTCCTATGGATGCTGCCAGATATGTTTCAGAAGGAACTTTAGCTGCTGATGCTAATACTATAAATTCACCCGGTAAAGGAAGTAAAGGTGACACAGGCGCTTTGTTTATTAGAGGGGTAGAAGTATTTAATTCAACAGCTAACACTGAAGGTAATGGAACTTGGTTAGAGAAAAAAGATCAAACTTATTTATCAGAATATACCGATAGATTAACGGGGCCAAAAGGCAATAGAACAGGGCAAGATGTTACAGGATTTCCTAAATATTATGCTATGTTTGGGGGAGCGACTGGAGATTCTGACAGTACTTCAGGAGCTATTTATTTAGCCCCTACACCCGATGCAAATTATCTATACAGAATATATTACAATATGGTACCTGCAGGATTAGCGACTAAAACTTCTGGGACTTATTTAAGTAAGTACTTCCCACAAGGGCTACTATATGCCTGCCTGGTGGAAGCTTATGGATTTTTAAAAGGTCCAATGGATATGTTGACATTGTACGAAAATAAATATAAAAATGCTATACAACAGTTTGCAGGAATGCAACTTGGAAGACGAAGACGAGACGACTATACTGACGGAACCGTTAGAATACCAGTTAAGTCCCCGTCTCCATAATTAGGAGATAAATATGGCAATAGCATCGGAAATTTGTAACAGTTTCAAAGAAGAAATCCTGCAAGGAGGACATTGTTTAAATGCCTCTGGAAGTACTCCCGCAGGGAATACTATTAAATGTGCTCTTTATTCAGCAAACGATGCATCATTAAGTAAATCAACAACAGTTTATGCCGCGCCTGCAGATGCAGCTGCGGATCCAACTTCAACTTATGAAGTTACGACAACAGGTTCAGGCTACTCGGGTGGAGGAAATACTTTAACAAATATTGATCCTACCTTAGATAGTGATACAGCGATTTGTGATTTTGCTAATGAAAGTTGGACATCGGCTACTTTTACAGCGAGAGGATTATTACTTTATAATACAACTGCTACTACAGGATTCACAACTAATAGATCGATTCTTGCTATTAATTTTGGTGGAGATAAAACAGTTACTAGTGGAACATTCACAATTGAATTTCCAGCAGCAGCTGCATCAACAGCGATCATACAGCTAGCATAAGGAGTCCTTCCTTATGGCTAACACTTGGAATAAAGCCGGAACAACCTGGGGATATAATTCCTGGGAATCTGATATGGTTACAGTTTCATTAACTGGACTTTCAACTACATCTACATTAGGTGATTTAAGCTATGCGGCTGCAACCGATGGTTGGGGTCGAAATACGTGGGGAGATAATGACTGGGGTGAAAACACAACAACTATTTCTCTTACAGGTATTTCAGCGACTACCTCACTAGGTACTGTTGCTGCTTTTCCTGAACGAGGATGGGGACGAGACACATGGGGATCTGAAAACTGGGGTGAATCAGCATTTACCGTTTCTCTTACAGGTTTCTCATTAACTTCAGACTTAGGATCTCCTACGCCAGGATGGGGAGATCTCGCTTGGGATAATAGTACTTATGGTTGGGGCTATCCAGTAATCCCTGAACAACAAATGGGACTGACAGGAATCTCTGCTACTTCTTCTTTAGGAACGGTTGTAGCACGATCTGATTGTACAGTAACCTTAACAGGAATTTCATTAGCTTCTTCTATTGGAACCATTACGCCAGCTGATGTGATGGGACTTACAGGAATCTCAGCGACAAGTGCTGTAGGGACTCCAGTTGGAAGATCAGATAATACAACGACACTTACTGGAATTTCTGCTACTTCAAGCATAGGCGCTCCTGACATTACAACAAATCCTTTGGTTCAACCGACCGGAGTTTCAGCGACGTCTTCACTGGGATCCGTTGTAACAGGAATAGGGGTTCCATTAACCGGAGTTTCAGCGACTTCAGGTATAGGAAGTCTTACTATTTCTACTTATACAAACGTAGAACTAACAGGAATTTCGGCAACAGTTTCTGCAGGAAATATAGGAGTTCAGCATTTTCAAGATGTTGACACAGGGTCAAATTCATCTTATAGTAATGTTGCAACTGGATCAAATACATCGTATACAGACGTAGATACGGAAGCAGCTTAGGAGAACTAAAAAATTATGCCATCAACTTATACAGGTTTAGGGGTTCAATTAATGGAAACTGGCGAAAAGGCCGGTACATGGGGAACTCTAACTAATACTAACTGGAATATCATAGAACAACTTTCGGGTGGATATGTTTCAATAGCCTGTAATACTTCAGGAGCTACAACTCTAGCTGTATCAGATGGAGCAGCAACTGATGCTAACCAAGTAGGACATAGAGTTATAAATTTAACAGCAGCTCTTGCTGGAAATATAACCGTAACTATTCCTTTAGACGTTCAACAATTATATATAATTAAAAATGCTACAACTAATGCATATACCGTTCAATTCAAATACGTAAGCGGCTCAGGTTCTAGTGTTACCTGGGGAACTACAGATAAAGGAACTAAAATTCTTTATGCAACAGCGAACGATGCTACTAATCCAGATATC